ATAAGAACGCAGAGAAGTCGAAAATCTTGACGGAGCTCAAGAGTGCTCAACGACTTAAGTTGCAGTACCGCGGCCTCACGACTGGTATCAAGTATCCAGCAGTTAGGACATCAGTTCTTCAGCGCCGAGTGCGTAGGACTGAGGTGAATCCTGACTTCAATAGAAGGACATGGCGCGATCGCGCCACTGAAGCCTTGCAGGCATCGTTCCAAGAACCTCTCATAGACCTCTGTTCGGGTCTTCACGAGTACTACTATCAAAGGTGGGAAAGTGGATGGGAGGAACTTCCGGAGTTGGACCGGTTTGCGACAGAGATGTTGCGAGCTAGGCCCTCGGTGTTGTTGCAGTAGGCACGTGTCATCCACACGTTTCAAGAGGATCGGGCGACGACCCAGAAATCACTGCCGAGTGCAGGGGAAAACGGGCGCCGGGGATCTAGGCGCAATAGCAAATATAGACAACATGGATCCAACCAAAGTACAGATACTGATTGGTATGTATGAGCCCCAACGTGGAGTATGTGAACTCTGCCAGCAGCCCCTGAAACAGGGTGGCTGTCGATATGTCCTTTCCGAGAAGGTGGACTATCGCCCCGCAACGCGCGAGGTGGTACTAGAGTACGTGCTCTGCATGGGGATCCATCACAAAGGGTGCCACAAGGCCCGTCGGGCGGAGGAATTCCTTGCACAGCAAGCGATGGCCTCCCCTGAATGTGATATCTCAGACATGCAAGGATGGAAAGTATATGCTCATTCCGAGTAACTTGAACCATGAACCCTGTCATCCCTCGACGTTAAATTGGGCGCATTCGATAGCGACATCATGATCCGGACCCTCCGGATGACAGGTCTAATTTTCCTAACGCGGTGTGCGCGGGGATCCTGTCCAAACAAGGGGATCGCCAATTGAGGCGGTTTGGGGTCTGCGGACATAGACTCTCCAAAACGGTACCACAGCTTGTTAATTATCAGGCGTGGCGCAGGATTGTGTCTTACCCTCCAAGGGACAAAGGGACACATTCTCAAAATTCCGTACAAAGGTGTGTGGCAAACTTACAGGAAGATAGTACTGTACAGGCCAGTGGATAACACTAGATATTGTCGAGAGACTGCACGGATTGGCAGGTGACCTCAGCGATCAGCAATTAGCGACTTGCGCTTGGCTGACGTGGACCACCTGTATCCGCAGATGAACAGTCCTACTTTTACACGCAGTAGGAACCCATGATAGTGTGTACACGTATCAAGGAAAGACGTCGAGAGAATGCAAAATTCGTCTCGGAAATCAGCTGGCCGTAAG